GGAGGATGGCTCCGTTAAACATTTCTCGCATTATTGGTTGAACTGGCATAATAGTTATACAGCGGAAGTAGCTGGGCTGACTCCTGATCTACCGAAGTGTCCGTTGACCTCTCGGGCAAAGTCTTTTTTTCCAATCACGGCTGTGGTTTCAATTGGTCTGTTGTTAAGATTTCTAACCTCTGTGATTAGTGTGTCTAATTTTGTACCTAAGTTGCTAATTGCAGATGCCATTTGTGGATCACCGGCACCACCGCCCGCCATACCTTCAAGCGCATTCGTTAGGTTAGCATTGTTAATGACCGCTGATTTCGGTGGCGGCACAATCATTTCTGGCTCTGCGTTGGGTCCACCATCGCCAGCAATTTGAATCTGATTTGAGCTAAGAGATGGGGTTGCGTCTGTTCCTTCATTCCAGAACTTGAGTTTCTTTAAAGCTCCGCCGATTTTGCTACCAACTGACTTTGCAGCACTGCCAAGCCCTCTTCCAATAGAGCCCAATACAGGCACCTTGCCTAAAGCACCCATTACGCCTTTAACTGCACGACCGCCGAAACTCTTAAGTCCACTGCCTGCTTTGCTAAGAAGCCCTAAAGCTGCACCACCAAACTTTTTAACACCTCCAAGAAGTTTTGGTCCAAGAGCCTTAACTCCTTTTAGAAGCTTTGGTCCTAAAAACTTAACGCCATCAAACGCCAGCATAGCTTGTCCAAGACCTGGGATTGCTCGCGAGCCAAGTTTTGCAAGCAGCTTTCCTCCGCCGAGCTTACTGAGTCCGCCTTTTAGAAAGCTACCTGCGCCTCGTGCAAGACCTCCGACATTAACACCTCTTGCTTTGGTAAGCAATTCTCCACCAACTCCCCTCGCAAAACCGGCTGCACCTCTTATCGCGCCAGGTGCTTTTCCTGCAAATCTTCTTACACCTTCCACAACTTCAGTGTTTTTAACCATACGGAAGCCGCTCTTTCCCATATTGGCGATAGACCTAAGACGACTTGCCCCACCTGCCCTGGAGCCTGTGTAAGCTTGTCTTAGTCTTCCAAGCGCACCGCCTCGGGCGGCTGTAACGGCACGAGATTGAGCCGCGCCTCGACCGAGGGCGTCCAGACCCATGTTTTTTAATTTTTGACCTCGCCTGCCCAGTGGACCATCATCATCACCTCCGCCTCCGCCGTCACCGAATCCGGGGTTTGTTATGCGTGTATATATGGGATCGCCTTTATTGCCCTTTGGTCCCTTAAACCCAAGCGCCCTCATGGTTTTTGATACAATGGATCCAATTAAAGCGCCGCCGCCAATCATAACGGCAGCCGAAGCTACACTTCCAAGACCACCGCCACCCAAAAGCGATCTAATAGATCTGGAGATCTGTGCTATGAAGCCCACTATGGATTTAAAGACGTTAAATACAGGCTGAAGGGCAACAGTTAGTTCGGCTGCAAGTGCCATAAGTTCTTTTTTCATATCCATTGCAGCTTTAAGATTATCTTTTCTTGCGTCTTCTTCTCTTCTTTTTTCCTCGGTTATTTCTTGAGCATTCATTAAGTTGCCTAATTCTGCTGTGCTAAGTCCCATGGCGTTGGCAATAGCTATTCTTTGGGCTGGAGCCATATCTTCAAGGCTTTTACCAGAAGCTTGGATGCCGTCGCGAAGCATATCGATAGCAGCGGCTGGATCTTCAATACTTGCTTCAAGAAGAGCAGTTGTATCAAAGAACTGACCTTGAAGCACAGCATTCAGATTACCGGCTGCTGTGGCTGCGTCCTCAAAAGTCTGGAATCTTGAGCCAATGTCAACTAATTCACCCATTGACAACCCTGTTTCGACTGATTGTTTTTGTAGTGCGGCTAAAGCGGGACCAACTTCATTCTTTGAGAGGTGTGCCAATTTATCCATATTTGCATTGACATCATTTATTGCGTCTGCTAAAGATATGCCAAGCTCTCCAGAAAGCTTTTCAGTTTCTTTAACTAAAGACATGCTTTCTTTTTCGGTAAATCCAAATGTCTTTGTTAAACCTTGAAAAGCGCCGGTTGAATCGCCAGCAGCAACACCGAGTTCACTTAGTTGTGCTACCTCTGTTGCTAAAGCACTTTGAACATCTTTGTCCATTAAAACAAAACCGGACAATCCGTCAACAAGTGAGACCATGGCTTCTTTGCTTGCATCAGCACTTACTCCAAATTGCCTGTTATTTCGCTCCAACTCTATGATCTGGTCGTTAAAGGTATTACCCAACCCAGTTGCCTTAGCAAAGCCAGCAGTGGCTGAGTCTAAAGCAAACGCCATTGTTAACGAGCCTTCAGCAAATTTAGCGAAAACCGATGTAGCCATGGAGGTGGCTGTAACTGTCTCGCCAATTACATCACGCATTTGTTTAAATGCGGCGGAGACCCCTCCTTGTTCTTTGGCTAAGGTGAAAAAGGAGCCAGCCAAAGTATCAGAAGAATCAGTAATACCTGTAAAGGTTTTGATGTTTCTTTTAAGAGCGTTATCAAAATCCTCGGTAACTTTTTTGGAGCGTTCTACCGATTTGGTAAACTCATCCCGTGACTTTGTAGCTCTGTCGAGTTCTTCTTTAGCATCGGCAATCGCCTCCGCTGAAGCACCTTGAGCCTTGAGCAACTCGACATGTGCTTGAGCCGCTTCAGCGAGTTTATCGTTGTATTTTTGAAGATCACCTGTGCCTTCATCTAAAGCTTGCTTGAGCCTTTCTGCCTCTTCGGTCGCGACTTGAAAAGCTTGACTAGCTTGTTGTTCGCGGTCGGCTGCTCCTGAAGTTCCCTGCGCCTGCAAAGCTGCTGAAATCTTTTGTAGTTCTCTTAGAAGATCATCATTAGTAGCCATTCATTGTCCTCCTACTTAAATGGCCACTTGATACCCGTATCACGTTCAAAGGCTTTTGTAGCACGATCAAGTTGTGCTTTTGTCTTGAGTGTCTCGGGCTTATCTAATCCATAGCGCTTCATCGCTTTAAGATATTTAGCCTCATTTCCAAGTGCTTTTTTAAAAGAGTTCACTTGCTTGCTTGTACCGGAGATTCTTACTGGAACAGAACGCCCACCAAACATTCCTGCTAGAATTGTTTCAATTGCTCCACCCATCATGGCTAACCAGCTTTCGTTAAGCAAGTCTGTTTCGCTGGGATTTAAGTTAATTTCAATCGGGACCAAATCGTTTGGTTCATTCATTATAGAAACCTCCAAGTATACTTATCTCTTATAAATAGTTTTGTATAAAAAGAAACGGGCAATAAATGCCCGTTTTTATTATCTTGTTTTCTTTTTGTTTTTCTCATACTCTTTGCGCTCTTCTTCAAAATGATCTGACAATCTTTGTACAAACCATTCACGCAGCCTTATTGGAAGGTTGTATGCTTCAATAAAGCTCCATCCTCCGTGCATTTTTAAAAAGAAAAACTGCTCGTATACATTAGCCATATACTTATCAGTTAGGCCAAAAAAACTCCGAAGTGAACGGCACCGCCATTTCGGATACCGTTCCGCAAGACGAGCATTCAACCTCTTGTGTCATATCGACATTGGGGGTCACTGTAGCAACACAAGCACGGAGGAAACGAGCGTCTTGTGCTGGCATATTGTCAATAAAGTTGTTAATCTCTGAAGTCACATTAACATCGTTAACAGAAACTACAAGGCGCTTCAACAAGTTAGTGGCTGAAGCTTCAGGTAGATTAAGCTTTTTAGTTTTTAGTGCGACCTTCTCAAGATAATCCTCATCTTGTCCGGTGAGCAATTTGAATTCAACAGAAAACTGAGACTTTGGTAGCTTTGCTACAAATGTACCTTCAGGAGTCAGATAAACATTTTCATTATCGTCCTCGGGTATTGTTCCATTTTGATGTGGGATTTCAGACAAATCAAACTGATGCTCGATTGAAGCCTCACAATTGGGACAAGTGACATTTACATTATATTGCTCGCCATAGCCAGAAATTCTAGCAGCAAGAATAACAGCGTTCTTATCACCAAGCAACAAGTCATTGACACTAACATTGTTATCAACAATCAAATTTTCGATCAATCTGTCAATAGCCAAGCCATTACGGAGCAAAGCTGGTGAAGTTAGAATGTCTTCATCCTTTGCTGTCATAAACCTCATCTCGATCACTTCTTTGTTGTGAAGGGGATGATCAGATGGATAAAACTTGCCACGAGACGGAAGCTCGACAAATTCAGTTGGAGTTACATACGAAAGCGTAGCTGGTGCTGCCGGTGCTGCTGGCGCTGTCGTTGCAGCAGTAGCATCCTTGGCAGCAGCAGTTCGCTGCTTATTTCTAGACATTTACACCTCTTTAAAAATAGTCTATGCACATTATAACGTATCTGTGCTTATATTTTAAATAGTTTTCAATAAAATTATTTACTATTGAGTGCGTACAAGAGGTGCCTCTGGATCTAATTGACTTCCTCTGTTTTGGAGGCTGTACTCAGCCCAATCATATCGAACAGTTAAAGAAATTTCAACCATATCTTCAGAGTCATAGGAGTGATCACCAAAGTTAACAGATGTAAAGAAAGCATTAATTAATTTCCACTCACCCTCGATTACTGATGTATTGCCTCCACCAGCAGGGGTCGCAATTTCTTGAATCTTAATATCACCAAGACCTGAAGTAGCAGAGTCCTTAGTAATTGTAGTACCAACAGCAGCATTAAAGCTAACAGGCACTTGCACACCAATGTTTGCTAAATATTTATAAAGAAGATCTGCACCATTAGGTTGTACAGGGTCTACAAGAGTAATGTCCACAGTTTCCCAAGTAACACGACCTGGGTAATAAAAAGTGTGATTAAAGAACTGATGAGGATTTTCACTAATAGAATAGTTTGGACGACCAGCAGACTTTGCGAGGAACGTCAAATCCTGTCCATTAAGGCTCATTTGTACTAAAAATCTAAATTGTCTTTTTGGCTCAAATGTGGGATTTAACCAAAAATTGCTTTTTTGCTCTGGCATTATTTATATGTCTCCTGTTTATAATATATAGTGCTCATTTTTATTAATCCTCAAAACCTGCGCCTGAATTTGTAATAACAAAATCGATAGCAATATACTCAATAGCTCGGGCTGGCTTCAAGAAGATCTTAGCGTACAAGATGTTTCTATCAACTAGCTCTGGAGTTGTTGTGGAACTATCAAGGACAATCTTGAAGTCTGTTAAGCCCAATCGAGACTGAACGCTGCGAAGCAGCTTTTCTGCTCTTGAGGTGAATCTGTTCCAAGTTGCTTGGACATTTTGATCGAACAATGTTGTTGCAGCGATTCTTGAAATTTCTCTCTTTAAGAAGATCATGAGTCTGCGGACATTAATTCTATCAAGTGCGGAAGGAGTAACCTGAAGGGTCTTTTGACCAAAGATTACGATACCCTCTGCTGGGAATGTAGCAATTGGATTAATGTTTGCTTCGTAAAGCGTGTCACGTTCCTTGGAAGTTAGACGAGCGCGAGTCTGAACGACTGGCAATCCTGCGGAGCCCTCGGTCAAGCCGCCGCGAGTAAATCCTGCGGGAGCAAACCAAAGCTCAGAATCACGTTGTGCGCTGGAGTACGTTCCAAGAGCGACAACCGAAGGTGGCACGAACACAAGCGAATCGCTAATTGTGTCTTGGATCTGGACCCAAGGGTAGTAGCAAGCTCCATAACTAGAGTTAAGTTGTCTTGCACTCAAGTTAGAAACTGCGGTCGCTACAGTACCTGCATTCTGCTGTTGTGTATTTGTGTTTTCAGTCTGTGCCTTATAGCCACTATCAATGTCAATAATACCAAGAGCATCGCCTCTGTTTTCACAAACTTCAAGAACCTTAGCGGTCAATGCAGAGTTGAAAATACCAGGCATTGTTAAGATATTCATCTCGACGTTTTCTGGATCTGCAATAGTGTCAATAGCACGTCGTACACTATAGTAAGCGTAGTTTGATGTATCAGATCCACCATCGAGGTCCGTATTGTTGAATGGTTCTTTGTCTCTGATATCAAGACCATCAAATCCTCCGACAAGAGGAACGGTAAATCGGTCGTAACCCATGTCAAGAACTTGCTCGTAAGTTCCACTAACAGCAGAGAAAGAAGTTCCTGCGTTACGAGAGCCAGAACTATAAACAGCGATTTCACCCGCGTCTCCACTATTAGAAGACTTTAGATCATCTAAGGTAAACACATAAGAGAATTCTGTTCCAGCACCAACGGTGAAGCTGTCAGCAGAATTTGGCAATGCTCTAACAATATCAATGTAACTGCTTTCAAAACGATTGTTTCCGTTTTGTGTTGTATCAATACCAAAGTAGGCATTTGTTGGGTCTGGAATATCACCATCGGAAGCACTAACTCTTAAGGGCAATGCTGGATAGTCAACGGTTCCTGTGAAACGACCTTGTGTTGAAGTTCCATCTTGAACAAACCAGAATGGGTTGTCAACTCCGTGGCTAAATGGATGTGCGATACCGGAAGCACCTGTAACGTAGGTATCAGGTGGAGTATCACTGCTGGAAAGGATTGGTGCTGAAGTTTTACCCCAGTTCTTAAATCGGATAGGACCGAACGAACCGAATGGCAAGAGCCTTGCATCAGTAGCGGCTGCTTCAACGTCTTCATTCATTTCAACGCGAATGATGGAGGATTGATTTACAAAGTTTCCATAAGTGCGGTAACGGCGCTCAGTATCATCCCAAACAATGTGTTGATCACCAATAACTCTTGCAATGTACTTTGGATGATTAGGGTTTAAGTTTACAGAACTATATCTTTCTAATACAACGGGTGCATTGTCATTATCCTTAACATCACGCACCTCGACAGAGAAAGAACCATAGGGATCAACCTCATTTGAGGATGCCTTAATGTCTGTGATAGAGACCTTAACTCTTTTTTGTTGATCATCGCCCGAATCAAGCGTATAGAACTTGAACAACTTGGTCATAGAGTCGGCAACGAATCCAGTGGATACGGATTGAAGATCCTGGGAAATAATCCAAGGTGTTTGCGCTGCTCTAAAGCCGAAGCGGAAATTCGCTGCACTGTTGGAGCCACTATCCAAGCCAAGAATAACAGCATGAGATGCGCCTGTAATTTTATCAGCAACCTCTCTCTCATAACTTGGTCCAAGCCAGTAAGTTTCTTTTTGTGCTGTTCTTGTAATCGCAGTATTAATAAGTGTTGGGTTTGTGTTAAACACCTTGCGAAGGTACTTAGAACTTGAGCGTGTAAAGTCAAAAGCAGTCTCTTTAACAAGAGATCCATCTTTATCTTTGATAAGAACTTTATACTCAACCGTAGCTGCTCCAGCAACTCCAGAAGAACTTAAGTCCTTGAACAAAACAGCGGAGCCAGTTGCAATAGTAGTGCCCGCTCTGACTGTACCCGAAAGCTCAATCGAACCCTCATCAAGATACCACTTAGCAGCAAGAACACCAGTAACAGGTGTGACAGCGGAGGCAGATGGGAAAAGGAAAAGTCCATATGCGCCACCATTGACTGCGGGATCTAAATCGTTAGACCCAGAAACCTGCCAGCCTGCTTCACCCGCGCCGCCGTCAGCAACTTGTGAACTCTGTCCACCAAGGAGACGAACAACAGTTAAAGCATTGCTATTACGCAAGTAAGCCTGAGCGGCATACGCAGCGTAAGTAGGTGCAGTGTAATTGCCATTACGCCATACATCATCGCCAGAACCGCCAGGAATTGGATTACCAAAAACCTGAACAAACTCTGAAAAAGAGTTAACTTTAACGGGACGCATTCCTGGTCCTCGTTCTGTTCTACCAATAACTACTGGACCGACCTCATCTGGGAGGGCGGGTAATTGTGAATTGTCGATTTCATTGATAAAAATACCGGGTGAAATAAACTTAAAAGATTTAACTGACATTATGAAGTGTCTCCTTGTCGCTCTTCAAAAATCTTGAGAATAAAATATTCTGATTATCGTTAATAAATAGTTAATAAATTGACGAAAGTCCTAAATATAACTTTATGAACGATAAAAAGGAACATTACCACTGACATGGACATGTTCAGGTATATCACCAAGGATCACATGCTCTCTTGGAATCTTTACTTCAACGGCGTTTTCTCTGCGTACAATCTTGGGGCGCTCTTCGTTTTTGTCGGCTCCCATGATGTAGCCAATAACTCTAAAATTAATTTGTGTCTCGTATCCTCGGGCGTCTTCAAGGAGCGAGGATGCGTTGTTATTTAGTGCGTAGTCGGACTCAACAAACACCTCAAAGCGATGATTGTCTTTTTCGACAACTGTGTAATTAATCGCACTAGTTTTTGTCATGAAAGGTGTGATAATTTCATTAATTTGTTGTTGATATTCAGCCATCACTGTTAAAGTATAAGTAACCTCAAGGTAAACTGGAATTGGAACCGTGATTGTTTCATAAACAACTTTATCATTTTTCCCTGGGAAATTGTTCTGTCCTGTGCCAACAACATTGTGTACCAATCTTTTTGAATCAGCGTTAGCAAAATTAGCTGTCTTGTTTTGTTTAATAGTTCTCGCGATGGTCATAGAGCCACCTTTAATATCACCAAGGTTTTCCGCCGCTGCATAGTAAGCTCCACGCTTTGCCAAGTCTTTTGAAATACCTGTGCGCTCAATACTCATAATTGGATAAATCAACCAGCCATTGACATCACGAAGTTCTCTGTTATGTTTAATCTGATAAGCTCTTTCGGCACCAGCCCAAATGAATGGCACCTTCTTAAATCCCTTATTTGTAGAACAAAAGATATCAAGGTCTTCATCAACAAACTCAAAGATCGCGCGGTCGATTGTCTCAATAGTTGAGGGCTGAAGCTCTATTTCTTTTACCGGAGCAAGCTCTTGCTTTCTTGGATTGTCATTAGGTGGCATCGAATAGTCCCTCTCTTGAATAGTATGCTGTAGCTACGATTTCAAATGTGTGATCAATCTGTCCAAATAATTGTCTTGCCCACTGGGTGCTGACAATCTCGTAGTAATAATCGCCATACAAAACAAAGTCGCCTTCGCGAACATAAAGGTCTTGGTCTTCAATCAGCCTTCTCTTGTGGAAGTGAATTGTGATCGTGTTTTGTTTATCCATACCAGCGACTGTATCTGCTTTTGTCTCTGTGCTCTGATAGTCCACCAGAGCATACACACGAACAGGTGGTAAGAATGATTTTTCTATAGCCTCGCCATAAAGATTGTTGTACTGCGTGATTGAATCGTCAATCGGATAATAAACAATTTGCTGTCCTATAACGCGCTCAATAAGCTCGTCATTAACTTGCTTAACAAGGTTGCGTTCTTTTTCACCGAGGAACAGGGGGGGCGGTGGCTGGTCTGGCTGTCTCCATTTTTCGTCGTCTGACATTTATTCTCCCCCTTACCCTACGAAAACGCCTGCTGGTATTTTCTGACTGAGGTTGTTGACACTATCTGCGATCTCTGAATCCTTAGCAGCAAGAGCTTGATAGGTCAACTGATCCAAGACATCGCTCAATTCGCCTCTGAGATTTGTTTGTTCTTCACGAGCCTCGCTGATTAGTGCTGTTCCGTTAAGAGTCACAGACTCACCAGGAATTGGTACAGTAGCAAACTTGGAGCGGATCTGTCCAAGTGTTTCTTTTGATAATGCGAGAGCAAAACGACGAATCCATTGCTTTCCGATTGAGTTAATGTTTGCATATGGAATATTAGCAAATGGAATTGTATTCATATTGTTAATCCCTTCAATTCCAGAAACAGAGCCAGATGTTTCGGTCCACGCATCTTCAAGGATCCTAAAGTCAAAATGAAAAAACTCGGGTGTGATACTGCCTGGGCTCACAGGGATTGGGAAAAGTCTTAACTTATTGTTGTCTAGCTGGAATGAGTAGTGTGAATTTCTTGTGTAGATTGCATCCTCAAACTCCATCGCCTGTGATTTGTTTTGCCAAACTGGAATCAACTGGAAAGTTGAGTCGTCTGCATATTGACCATAATTAGCTAAGTTACCAACCGTGTTGAGTCCGCCATAATATCCAAAGAACCTCCACATAGCGTGTGGTGACTTATAATATACCTTATCAACAATAACCCTCTTGCCACTGACCAGACCACTATAAGGTACTGGATCTCCAGTTGCTTTGTCTAAGTTATTATTTGACGCACTCAAAATAATTGCCCCCAAGTCATAGTCTTGTATATCGTCTATTGGGGCAAAAGAGCCAGAGTAAATTGTTGTTACTCCGCCAATTCCAACTTGGGTGGAGATCGCATCACCATATTTTTGATTTAAAGCAAAGGTAACTTTTGGATATTTTAGGGCAATGTGCGTACCACTTAGACTTGATGAAAGTTCTCCCTCTTTTAACTCACCATCATGATCAAAAGTGCCTGTAGTCATACCAAGAATATCAGAGAGAATATTCTTTGACTGATGCATGTTCACAATATAGGAATATTCTAATACTGCTTCTTCATAAGCAGCGTATACACTTCCGGTTGTTAACTCAATATCTAAGACATCGCCACCAAGTTTCTGGTATGTATAGTTTATTTGATCTGCGGCACCTGATAAAAAATCTGTGTGCGTATCATATACACCAATTGGTGTTTGTAAGCTTACATCTGAAGCTGATCCAGAGCGTGGTAAAACAATAGCACTTACTTGGCTATCTGGAGTTAAAGTGGGTATCGCCATTAATTATAAGTCTCCTCTCATTAAATAGTTGACGGCATAAAGAAAACCCCCGCCAATTGCTTGACGAGGGAATTCTTCCTCCTCTTTTCTC